TGAAATAGAAGATATAGTAAATAGCTCAACTTCATATGTTGACTCTGTTGTTAAGCAGAGATATAACGAGGTTTCAGTTCTTTATTTTAATTTTAAAACGCATGCTAACGACGTTTATAAAGTAAAGAAAACAGGTACAGGTGCTGATAAAGTTATAAAGAAAGATGATACATTTAATCCTCCGTCTGATATGGATGGTGACTTTTCTAGATTAGATAGAGTTGTAGAGGTTATGTATGAAGGTGTTTTAATTTTAGGCACAGACAAACTATTAAGATGGGAAATGGCTTCTAATATGATGAGGTCTAAGTCTGATTTTGGTAAAGTTAAAATGAATTATAATATTGTAGCGCCTAGAATATACGATGGTAGAATACAGTCTTTAGTTAGTAGAATAACTGGGTTTGCAGACATGGTACAGCTTACTCATTTAAAAATACAACAAGTGTTAAATCGTATGGTACCTGATGGTGTATATTTAGACGCTGATGGTCTAGCTGAAATAGATTTAGGTAACGGTACAAATTATAATCCTCAAGAAGCTTTAAACATGTTCTTCCAAACTGGTTCGGTTATTGGTAGATCATTTACATCTGATGGTAACCCTAACCCAGGTAAAGTACCTATACAACAAATACAGAACGGTAGTGGTAGTAATAAGTTGCAAACTTTAATAACTACTTATAACTATTACTTACAAATGATACGTGATGTAACCGGGCTTAATGAGGCTAGAGATGGTAGTTTACCAGATAAAAACGCTTTAGTTGGTGTACAGAAGTTAGCGGCAGCAAATAGTAACACTGCTACCAGACACATATTACAGTCTATGCTTTACTTAACAGCTGAGGCCGCAGAGTGTTTATCACTTAGAATATCTGATATTGTAGAGTACTCACCTACTAAAGAAGCTTTTATAAAAGCTATAGGTGCTCACAATGTAGCTACACTTGATGAGTTAAAAGAACTTCACCTTTACGATTTTGGTATATTCATAGAGCTTAAACCAGACGAAGAAGAAAAAGCTATACTTGAAAATAATATACAAGTAGCCTTAAGTCAAGGTTTAATAGATCTTGATGATGCTATAGATCTTAGAGATGTAAGAAATATTAAGCTAGCTAATCAGTTGCTTAAAGTAAAGAAAAGAAAAAAGATACAAAGAGATCAACGAATACAACAGCAAAATATACAAGCTCAGTCTCAAGCAAACGCACAAGCTCAACAAGTAGCAGCACAAGCTGAAGTACAAAAAAATCAAGCTAAAGCTCAAGCTGATGTTCAATTAGAACAGGCTAAGAGTCAGTTTAAATCTCAATACTTATCATTAGAAGTTGAAGCTAAAAAAGAACTAATGCAACTTGAGTTTGATTTAAACTCTAAGCTTGAATCTATGCGATCACAAACAAAACAGGGTGAATCCGTTAAAAAGTTTGAGTCATCAGGTAATGATATAGTAACAGGTGAAGCGGGCTTAGATAAATTCTAATTCACTATTTTTTAATATTTTATAAAATTTTATTATGGAAGTAACTAAAGTAAATTTAGGTTCTGAAGAACCTGAAGTCTATAAAGTAGACTTAGATAATCCACCAGTCCAACAAACTGAAGAACAAACCAATGAAACTGAAGAAACAACAGCTGACCCAGCAGGAGTGGTGGGAAGCGATGAAAACACCGGAGCCACAGAAGAACAAAAAGAAGTACAGCCGGAAGCAGAAGTACAAGAAGCAGAAACACCAGTACTAGAAGAGGTAACTAACGAAGAGGTTAAACAACAAGTAGAAGAAGTTGAAGAAGCTGTTGAAGAAGCTGTTGCTCAAGCTAAAGCTACAGGAAAACCTTTACCTGAAAACATACAGAAGTTAATTGACTTTATGGATGACACAGGTGGTAGCTTAGAAGATTATGTTAGATTAAACACTGACATTAGTAAGTTAGATACTGCAGATGTTCTTGATGAATATTACAGACAAACTAAACCGCATTTATCAGCGGAAGAAAGAAACTTTTTATTAGAAGAAACTTTTAGCTATGATGAAGAAGTAGATGAAGCTAAAGAAATAAAAAGAAAAAAGATAGCATTAAAAGAAGAAGCTGCTAAAGCTCGTAAGTATTTAGAAAACCAAAAAACTAATTACTACGAAGAAATTAAAGCTGGTAGCAAGTTAACTGCAGAACAACAAAAAGCTGTAGACTTCTTTAACAGATATAACAAAGACTCTAAAGCTCAAAGAGAAGCTACAGAGCGAAGTACAAAAGCATTCAGACAAAGAACAGATGCTGTATTCAATAATGAGTTCAAAGGTTTTGATTTCAACGTTGGAGACAAAAAGTATCGTTACAATGTTAAGAATATAGATGAGGTTAAGACAACTCAAAGCGATTTAAACAATTTTGTCAATAAGTTTATTGGTGAAGATAATACGATTAAAGATGCTGCTGGTTATCATAAATCTCTGTTTACTGCGATGAATCCAGATGCTATCGCAAAACACTTTTACGAACAAGGCAAAGCTGATGCTATAAAGCAAAGCGTTGCAGAAGCTAAAAACGTTGACATCGGGGCGAGGTCGTCTCATGGTGAAGTTACAGCTGGAGGTATAAAAGTAAGAGTGCTAGGCGATGACACTAATTCATTAAAGTTTAAAATGAGAAAAAGAAAATAATTAACTTTAAAAATTTAAAATTATGGCATTAACTCCAGGTACTAATTTGAATAGTGTTCCAGCTCCACAGAAGCAAACGCTAGATTCAAATTATATTGATTTTACAGCTTCAGGTACAGCTGGTTGGGCGCAACAATACGTGCCAGACTTAATGGAAAAAGAAGCTGAGGTTTTTGGACCTCGAACAATTTCTGGTTTCTTAGCACAGGTAGGCGCTGAAGAAGCTATGACTGCTGATCAAGTTATTTGGTCAGAACAAGGTAGATTACACATATCTGTCTTAGGTACTTTAAATACAGATACTTCTGTGTTTACAGTTACGTCTGATATTGACGGTATTAGTGCTGGTGCAACTAAAGAAGGTTTTGTTGACGCTGATCATGGTGTTAGACTTAACGATATTGTTTTAGTAGCAGTAGCAGGTAGAGTATTAAAAGCTCACGTTACTAAAGTTGATGGTATTGCTATTACAGCTCAACCATATAGCGTTGAAAACTTTAATGATGATTCTTCTATATCTACTCAAAGCGCTGAAGCTGCAACATTATTAGTTATTGGTTCTGAATTTAAGAAAGGTGTTACTGGTCAAGGGTCTTACGGTTCAGGTACTGGATCTGCTAGAACAGTTAAACCAACTCACAAGTCTTTTACAAATAAACCTCTTATTATGAAAGATGTTTATGAAATTTCAGGATCTGATGCTTCTCAAATAGGTTGGGTTGAAATAACTGGAGAGTCTGGTCAAGGTGGTTTCTTATGGTATTTAAAAGCTGAAGGTGACACTAGATCTAGATTCACTGATTACTTAGAAATGACAATGATGGAAGCTGAGAAAACAAACGCTAATTCTCATATTCTTGATGCTGGTGGTACTAACGATACTGATTACGTTGGTTTAGGTACTAATTCAGGTAGTGAAGGTTTATTTGCTGCTATTGAAGATCGTGGTAATGTTACTTCTGGTATCTCAGGTGTTAACGCTGCTACTGACTTAGCTGAGTTTGATGCTATACTAGCAGAGTTTGACAAGCAAGGTGCTATTGAAGAAAACATGTTATTTGTAAATAGAGCTTCTGCTTTAGCTATCGATGACATGCTTGCTTCTATGAACTCTTACGGAGCTGGTGGTACTTCTTACGGAGTATTTGACAACGACGAAGATATGGCTTTAAACTTAGGTTTCTCTGGTTTCAGAAGAGGTTCTTACGACTTCTATAAATCTGACTTTAGATACTTAAACGATAAAGCTACTAGAGGTGCTATAAACGAAAGAGGTACTACAGATGCTATTAGAGGTGTTATTATACCTGCTGGTGTTTCTACTGTTTATGATCAAACATTAGGTTCAAATCTAAAAAGACCTTTCTTACACGTAAGATATAGAGCTTCACAAACTGATGACCGAAGAATGAAAACTTGGGTTACTGGTTCTGTTGGTGCTGTAACGTCTGACTTAGATGCTATGCAAATTAACTACTTATCTGAAAGATGTTTAGTAGTTCAAGGCGCAAACAACTTTATGTTGATGAAGTAATATAGGATGGGGCTTCGGCCCCACCTTATTTTTTTAATTTTTATTATATTATATTATGGCTAAAAAGAAAACAACAACCGATAAAGCGGTTGAACAAGTAGTAGAGCAAACTGTTGAAGCAGTTGTTGCTCCAACAAATAAAAAGATTGAAAAACAAGCTAAACCTTCTTGGGAAATAAAAGATAGGATATATTGGCTTAATAGAGATAGAAAACCTTTAAGTTACTCTGTAAAGTCTTCAGGAGTTCATTACTTTGATGAAGAAAAAGGTTATGAAAGAGAACTTAAATACACAACAAATCAAAGAACTTGTTTCGTTGATGAAATGATTGGTGACCAAAGATTAGCTCATATAGTTTTTAGAAATGGTTATTTACATGTACCTAAAGAAAAGACTGTATTACAAAAAATGCTATCTTTATATCACCCTCATAGAGATGTACTCTTTTTTGAATACAAACCCGTAGCTGAAGCTGCTAATGAAATAGATAATTTAGAGCTTGAAATAGAAGCTTTAATGATAGCTAAAGACTTAGATATTGATATGGCTGAAGCTGTTATGAGAGTTGAAGTAGGATCAGAAGTTTCTAACATGAGCTCAAAAGAGCTTAAAAGAGATTTATTACTATACGCTAAAAGAAACCCTGAGTTATTTTTAGATTTAGTTAACGATGACAATGTACAACTAAGAAACTTTGGTATTAAAGCAACTGAACTAAACATTATAAAGTTATCTTCTGATCAACGCTATTTTATGTGGGGATCAAACAATAGAAAACTTATGACAGTTCCGTTTGATGAACACCCATACTCTGCACTTGCTCAGTGGTTTAAAACTGATGAAGGTATGGAAGTATATACTAATATTGAGAAGCGGTTATCATAACCGTTTCTTTTAATACTAAATAAGCATAAACCTTAATCCTTAAACTTTAAACCTTAATTCACAATCAATTATTTATTAATCCATTAAAAAAACAAAACAAAATGGACACAATGTTATTTTTTAGAAATACCTCAGACGACTCTGTCGTATTTCCTTTAAGCAAGCTTGCATTTATTGATGCTCATGACGGTGATAAAGTTATTTTATACTTTGGTGAAACCCCAGGTGTGGCTACACAGAATTTACAGAACGTAGCTGTTGGATGCGCTGATGGTGATGAATCTAAGTTAGCTAAAAAACTTGGTGAACTGTTTAGTGCTCATCCTCATAAACAAGGAATGCTTGTAGTCGCTGATGATATAGATAGTGTTTTTATAGATCCTTTAGCAACTTCATGCGGAGCTATTACACTTGATGTTAATCCAGCTGCTTAATTGCTAAGCAAACTTAATATTAATAGCCATCCTTGCGGGTGGCTATTTTTTTTTTAGGGTAATTAAACACTCTAATATGTAATACTCTATTTATAGAAAAGTAAATAATAAAATAACAAGTTATGGCAAGTATACACGGAGGTTCTGGCAATGAGCTATTCTATCATGGTAGCGGACATTTAAAAACACGCTCTAAAGATCTTGTACCACCACACGGTAAAGTTATAGTAGCAATACAAACTTTAGAAGATGTTAAATTTGATCAATTAGTAGCCGATACAACTGGAGCTTCAAATGTAGTAGATCAAACTAGCCCAGTAGACACTAGAGGAGACGGTATTGCTTATTTTGGAACTGCAGCTCAAACTAGAGCTAATGGTTTAGACCAATCAGATAGTTCAGTTGAAAGTGTACCTGTTGCTAATACTGTTGTATTTCCAAAAGGTATAACTGTTTACGGTAGATGGACTAGAGTTTCATTACACGATGATTCTGCTGATTACACTCACGGTATAATAGTTTACTACGGCCCTCAATAGTAGAAATAATAAAATAACAAATTATGGCAAGTATATATGTAGGTTCTGGTAATGAGCTATTTTATCACGGTAGTGGGCATATTAAAGCAATTACTAGCGATCTTGTGCCGCCACACGGTAAAGTTATAGTGGCAATACAGTTTTTAGATGATGTAGTTTTTGATGAATTAGCTGCTGACACTAGCGGTGCTTCAAGATTAGTAAATGCAGCGAATAGTAGAGGAGATGGTATTGCTTATTTTGGAAGTGAAGTTCAAACTAGAGCTAACGGTTTAAATCAGTCAAACGGTTCAGCTGAAAGTGAAGAAGTAGAAGATACTGTAACATTTCCAAAAGGTACAATTATTTATGGTAGATGGACTAGAGTTAAACTAAATGGAAATTATACTAGCGGTATAATAGTTTACTACGGCCCTCAATAATGGAAATATTTAAAAATAATAACGACTGGAACGAAAAAGCTGTAGTAGGTTTTATAGCGTTTGCAGTTATGTGTTTAATAATGGTTGCTGACCTAGTCACTGGTTGGGTAGGTCAAGATTTAATAATAAACGAATATGTATACAACTCGTTTGTTTGGGTTGTACTTGGTTGCTTCGGTATATCAGGCGTAGAGAAGTTTGCTAAAAAATAAGTTATGCCTTTTAAATTAAAACAAAGTCCAATGAAGAAGATTAGTGCTGCTTGTAAAGCTGCAGCTAAACGTAAGTTTAAGGTATGGCCTTCAGCTTATGCTTCTGGTTGGGGTGTTAGATGTACCCT